CTAAGGGTATGGAGCGCAAGATGGCTGAGCGAGCTGCCAAGGTGCTTATCGGCAAGAGCAAGGCCGAGGCTTTGAAAAGCGGAGCCGTGCATGGTGCAGTTACCTTTGGCGGTCAGTCTGCTATTTCAAAGCCTATTGATGAAAAATACCGCACTGGTCAGTTTGATGAGAATGGCAAGATTTACAATCCTTCTGGGTGGAAAATAGCGCTTGATACTTTATTAGAGGGAGGTAAACAGAGTGCCTTAGGTGTCTTTATGCAGGGTAATACTATTGCCAATATGATAGGCAAGGGCAGAGGCTTAGCTACCAATATTCTGGCAGATATTGGTGGTAAGGTTGCTGATTCGAGCATTATGACCGGGCAGCAGATGCTGGAGCGCATGGCGCAGGACCCTAATTTTAAGCCTACAGGCAAGGATGCTGCCGAGAGTTTCTTGGAGAGCATGGCGAACCTTACTGCAATCGGCTTGCCGGGCATGGTGGGTAAGTATGCCCGATTCAAGGATGCGAGGGAGTTTAATAAGAAGTTTGACTTCACAGATCAGGATATTGCCGAGTTGAAGCGATTCGGCTATGATGGTCTTCGTGATGCTTTTGAGAAGGTAGGTATCGGGGAGTATGCCGTGGTGGGTGAAAACGCCCAGCGACTTGATGGGCAACTTACCCAGAAGTATATGGACCTGATGAACGACAAGAACGTGCCGGAGGTATTGAAGGCTAAGATGATGGCTGTGGTGGAAGGCAAGCGACCATCTTCCTTCTCTCCTGTAATAGATTCCATCATCCTACAGCAAATGGATAATGGCGGTAAGGTATATCTCGAAACATTGAACAAGGATGGCGGTGTTATTGACAGAAAGGAGTATTCTTCTCTTGATGAGGCTCAGAAGGCAGATAAGAAACTGGAGTATGAGAAGACTCTGGGTTTGGCTTCTGTGCTGGAAGGTGAGTTCCACAATGAGTTTACGCAGGAACATCTTGAAGGCTTATACAACAAGGCAGCCCAGAAATATAATATGGGTGAGAAATTGACAGATGAGGATAAGGCAGCGGTTTATCTTCATCAGAATGCTGGTGCCATCAAGGAAATCATGGATAAGCAGCAGAAGGGTATTATCCTTACTGATGAGGAGCAGAAGCAGATTAATGCCTATCGTCATTATTATGACAGTGCTTTGGAGAACAGTTCTGTGATGAGGGAGTTTGTCAACACGTTTGAGGATTCCAATGGCGTGGCGCGCGGTACACTTCGTAAGGCTTTGGAGTCGAAAGATAAGAAATATGCACCTTTGGTGGAATCTTATCTTAAGGAGCTTTACAACTCCATCGAACTGAAACGTGAAATGAAGCAGACGATGGATGATCTCTATAATACTTCACATGGTAATGAGCAGAAGAGGATTGAAGGCGAAAACCCGGTATCTCCTGTTGAGGGTTCTGCTGGTGGCCAGGAGCCTCCAGTTTCAGAGGGACCTGCTTCGTACCAAGACCGTACCAAATCCGTACCAACTCCGAGTGATGCAGAAGTTGCTGCAAACCCTGCAAACGTTTCAAACTCTTCTGCTGAGGGTGCAAGTCCTGAGACAAAGGTTGCAGGCTCTGATGCTTTTGTTATGGGACAGAATGCCTATAAGAATGGGGATTCTGAGGCTTTGCAGGCTATCGATTATAATAGTGATTTAGCTACAGGACGTTTGAAGCGTGCTTTTGCTGACAATGAGAAGATGCCTGATATTGTAGCCAATGCCTATAATGAAGGTAGAGATATGGAGCAGTTTGTGGCTCAGCGTGCAAGTAGTTTGACTCCAGCACAAAAAGAGGCTATCAGTAAGTATGTAGAGGCAATGGATGCCAAGAAGGGCGCTATTGATGCTCTGCAGCATGCCGATGATGGCTATGGTGAGGCTTTGAAGGAACAGCTCTGGCCATACCAGACGGAAGACGGAAACATCATGCCAGCTACTCTGGATAGCGGAAAACAGGTATTCCTGAAGAAGGCTAACGAATATGGTGGAGCCTTTGTTGT